GTATAGGTTTTAGTTTTTTCACTTTGCCTCCTGATTTTAATTTATTGGAAACCATAATAGGTTTACCTTTTCTATTTGGGTTTGGATCTTTTTTTCTTTTTCTTGCAACTAACTTAGCTCTTTGTGACTTGCTTAAACTATTTGCTTTACTTCTCGGAATACATTTTGGCTTACCTTCAGCTTCTTTTCTACCACCACATGACCCTTTAATAGAACCATCTGCTCCTAATCGTACCCAGTCTTGATCTAACCAGCTTTGTAATTGACCTTTGCTCATCTAAGCCTATCCGACATAATAATACCTTGTCCTCTGATAGGACCACCAAATCTTTTACCTTTTCTTTTACCGCCTTTTGCTTTTTTTGCATAATTAGGATCTTTACAGTATTTAGAAGCAGCTAAATTTGCGTATGCAGAAGGATAAACATCAAAAGTTCTTTTTGCCCAAGCTTTACCTTCTGGACATATTTTACCTTTGCTTTTTGCTGCACCACCTTTTTTCATTTTTAGTGACTGTAAGGTTTTAGCTTGTTTTGCATGAGTTTTGCTTGCTTTTTGTAAACCCTTGATAACTTTTTTTAATTTTTCTTTAGCCATAATTTAATCCGTCTAAGTGATAGTTTAACGTAAGCTCCTCGCCAACACTAATTTTTTTTGATGTTATTACGTTATAAACTCTGTAATCGTCCCAATCAAGCTCTTCGCTAAGGTAACAATTTGAATCTTCTGAGTGATTTAANAAGCCTCCTATAGAGGTTCTAATATATCCTTGTATAATTGGCACTTTTATATGTGACATACCTAAATCAAATTCTTCATTAATATTNTCTACNGCAAACAGACCAAATCCNTCTATAGGACTTTTTTTAACTTCAATACAATCTGGTAAAGGTTTGTAATAAAATTTGTTATAAACAGGATACATTATTTNNTTCTACCGTGTTTTCTTCTTATGGTATCTTTGCCACGTCTAAATATTTCAGCTTGTCGTGGCTTGCCGCCATATTTGGATCGTTGCTCACCAACTGTTAATATTTGGATTAATCTAGCAAATGGTTTTTTTGTTCTTATTACCTTTTTTACTGTATCTTTAGCGTCTTGTATTGTTTTATATTTTATTGATACAGTATCTTTAGGATTTTCATCTGTATATAGCCTTCTACCGCTCCCTTTTGGTTTTTTACCTGTCCCTACCTTCGGATCGCGTTTTTTTGCCATTTAACAATCCCAATCTCGTCTAGCCCAATAATTTGCCTTCATACGGTCATTACCAAGCTTTTCACTTCTTTTACAATAGGATCTTTTACGTTTTGGATCGTTTTTGTGCATCCCTAATTTAGCNTCACCAAACGCAATACGTTTAACTTTTCCTGTTGCNGGATTTTTTACAAAAACTTCTTTTCGTTTTTTACCATAACCAGGGCTACCTTTGCGGATAGCCCTTGGTTTATTTAGAGTTACGGTTTTGCCTTTGTACTCTGCCATTCATTAATAATTCTTATTTAAAACAAGAATAATTGAATAAGCATCACCACTTGAGTGGCCGACTGTTGTAAAGTCTATATCACCAGTTACGCCTGAACCTGCGTTATTAGGTATGCCGCTAAATCTATCGTCATAATACTCATCACCTGTGCTATCTGCTGGTAACGGTATTGCTAATACGTTAGTTGAAGCGTCAAACTCAATATCTACGCCCATACCTCTAGTTGCCCAATAAATACGTGCTATAGAAACGCCAGTACAAGTTTCGCCTTTGCTGTTAGTGGTCAAAGCTGAAACATCAACTTTTTTAACAGATGACTCACCTGTACCGTCAGACTCATTAGTAAACTTTAAGATAGCAACTCTTTCACCATCTTGAATAGTTTGTGAAGTTACTGTATCTGCCATTGTTTACTCCTATCTTTCGCAAATTACATTTACGTAATCGATTGTCATAGTTTTAGCTGCTGCTTCACCATTTTGAATACCAAAAGATACAGTTAATTCTTCATCATCTGGTAAATTAGTGTTTACAACACCTACTGGCTCAGCTTCACCTATAAAGTATGAAACTTGTGAAGTATTTGGATCTATAAAGAAACCAACTGTAACAAAAGTATCATCAGCCAAGGTGGTTACTGCAGCAGTAGTAGTGTCTGTACCGTTTTTTTCAATATGAAAGTCTAGGTTAGTATCGCCGTCATCTTTCATGAAATACACACCGTCACTAACTGCTAATGGTGTAGTATCAGTTATTTGCAAACCCATAACAACGTCTGATTGTGTCGCATCACTTACTTTAAATCTAGCTTCAAAAAAAGCTCTTTTACTACTACTTAATTTAAATGACTCACCTTTTAGTTGTAAAAAGTCTAAATCATTATCTCCAGCAGCATTAGTAAGCAATAGTTGGCCACCTGCACCAGAAGTTAAAGCTTCTGTTGCTGAGCCAGTACCAGCTTCAGTTGTTGTAATTGTAAAATCACCAGAATTGTAAGTCATAAAATCATTTGCATATTGATAAAATAACGTACTAGATGGATTTACATGAAACATAGGAACATCTTTCTTATGTTTTGTTGCTACAGTATTACCTGCATTAAGGATTAAGTTTTGAAAATGTGGATTAGCCATTATGAACTCCTTTACTTGTATTAATGGAAATCGAATCGATCCTCATTAAGCTAATTAATTTAAAACTATCTTGAGTTTACACCNACAATACAAACTAAGCAACAAAAAAAAGGGAGCCGAAGCTCCCTAAAAATTGNAGTTGAGTGAGAAACGCTACAATAATCCGTTCCTTAAGCTCCTTGAGAACCGTATACGGCTCTAAAGTTTGAGTAACCGAAAGAGTATCTTTCTCTAGCTTTGTATCTCATATTGCCTGTGTCAAAGTCACCTTCTAATGCAGTTTGCATAGGACTTCTCTCAAAATACTTAAATCCATCTGGACAGTCAGTTTTGATGAAGTATGCATCTGTATCAGTTAGGTAATGATTGACTACATAGCCTTCAGGAAGCATGCTGTTGATATTCGCGATAGCGTTAATATCGTTATCTGAAGTACCAACTCTACCTGGGCTGTTGAGTAGTCTATCTGCAACAAAGACTAACTGTGGTGGGACAATAAGCTTCATTCCTCTTAATGCAATATTAAGACCTCTATCATCTGTAAATGTAGAGATACCAATTAATGCATCTTCAAGAGAAGTTTCGTTTAAGTCCGCCATAGTTGTGGCTCTATTCGCTAGTGAACCTCCACCTCCAAGCGGATGATCTGTTGCAATCAAAGTTTTACCATCACCACCTGTTGTACTAAACGCGTTGTTTAATACTGAAGCAGCTTTGATTTGCTTTGTATTTGCCATAGATCTTGCTAGGGCTTTGGTATATCTTGCTCCAAGTCTATCATAAAGATTATCTTCAATAGCTTCTTCTGTTAGAGCAAAAGCAAGAGCCACTGTTTCGTGAGTGTAACGTGAAGTATAACCTTCGTTAGCGTTGTCAAATCTGACTCCACTACCTTCAGCTTTTACTTGGGCGTTACCAAACCCAACGATTAGTGTTTCTTCNTCAAAAGCTCTATCTGAAGATTCAGTTTCATAAATCTCNAGATGCTCGGCCTCATATCGGGCATATTCCATACCNAATAAGGCGTTTAAACCTGGCTCTAATTCTTTCGCTAATTGTGCTCTATTAATTGCCATTATTTATACTCCTGTTGGATCGATATAGAAATGCTCGTTAAATTTAACAATAACATTTACGTTAGCTGAACCTGTTGTGCTGTTGTCTGGGTCGCTTGAAAAACCCATAATTCTAAAAGTTGCAGTAGTTGCTGCTGTTGTTCCTGACAACTCCATAGCTGACATACCAGTTTTGGTAGAGCCAGAAGTATAAGAAATATCAGCGTTCAAACCGACATCAGTTTGAGCTGGAGAACCTGCACTTTGAATTTCAAATACAGCATCAGGATCATCTACAACAAATGCTTTAATATCGGACGATACAGTGCCATCAGGAAAGTGAGAACTGAAAACAGTTTCACCTGAAGAGTTTGTAAAAGTACAACCTCTAAATACACCTAAAGCTTCATCCCCAGCAGCAGCTACTAAAATAGTACCTGTGTTGAGCATTTTTACTAAATCGCCTGAAAAAATATTCCCAGAAGCACCAGAGGCAATTTCGTATTCTGTAACTCCACCATTTTGGACTCCAGAACCTAATTTACCAACTACTTTTGCTCCGAATGGGGCATTTTTGTTAGACATAATAAGTCACCTTTATATATTTAAAATTANNTGTTTAGTGATCAATCTCTTTGACCACCNCCAAAAGTTACCTTGCTACTACGCTCTGGATTTAAAATCGGAGAGCTNGGATCTGATTCCTTGAGTAAGTCATTATCAACAGCNTCNTGTTGAGTTCTAGCAGCGTTTTGATAGTAGGAGTTTCTTTCATCACGCGTTTCATTTGGAATCTTAGCCAGTAACAAACCACCCCTTGCGATAACTCCTGCATGTTTGCCTTCTTCTAGTGCGTCATAACGATCTTGAAAAGATGCGTCCAACTCTTCTGATCTTACTAGGTCGAAACCTTCGCTTAATCTAGCTGTTACATTTTTTCGATCTTCTTGGCCTACAAGTTCGGCTCTGATCCACCTGTAGGTATAACCTTCAGGTGCAGGAGGAGTATCCAACATGGATGGTGGGCTCCAAGGTTTGCGAGCTACTTTATCAGCTCGAGTGTCGGCAGAACGTGAAGTTCTGTTTTGTTTGTCAGTATTATCTGTCATATTAGTTACCTTTTAACATATTTTGCGTACTCTGTTAAGGGTACGTTTAATTTTTTTGCCATTTGTACTTCACTAGGAGAGAGCCTAATCTGTTTTTTTCCAGACTTACCGCTTACTCTTCCTGCTGAAGCCACCTTTTGTGACGGCTTAGATTTTGCTGGTTCATTAAAGTATTCAGGGTGTTTAATCCTGATTCTTTTATTTACTTCAGCAAAATATTCGTCACTTTCAACGACAAATCCTTCAGTAACTAAATCTTCATGTATCTGAGTTCCTGTTTCATGCATTACTGCATTATTTAAGAACCAGTCATTACCGTCATCAATCCAATCTTGCATTTTTGAATTGAACATAGGTTGTTGTTGAACTGTTGCTTGAGGTTGTTGCACAGGAGTTTCTTTTTGCATTTGCTCCATTCGTATCTTACCCTCTTGAACTTTTTGCTCTTGTACTGCTATTTTAGCTAATACATCTTGAGCTTGTGCAACCTTTTCATAATCTGCGACTTCATGTGCTTTTTGCAAAGAGGCCATAGCTTGTGCTTTTTGTGACTCTAATCTTGTGGCAGACTCATCAAAGGTTGTTTGTTGTAGAGTTTGTGCAGTTGTTTTTAATCTTTCATTTTCAGCTGCTAGGTTTTTAGCATATTCATAAGCTGAATCTTGACCTCTTTCTGCCTCTCTTAGTTTTCTAGTTAAAGTATTTATTCTTTTTTGAACTTTATCAGAATAATCTTGTAACTCTTCCTCACTTTTTTCAGGTTCAGGTTCTTCAGTTACAACTTCAGGTGCACCCTCTTCTGTAGGTGTTTCTACAACAGCTGGTTCTTCAGGTTTTGATTCTTCTAAATCAATAACCTCTCCCTCTTCTTCTATTACCTCTTCTTGTTTTAATGCTTCTTCAGACATTTATTCTCCTTATACTGCAAGAATATCAGTAGGATCTAGTATCGTGGCAATCACTTCATCATCATTAATTATCCGACATTCGGATTCATCACCAAGTTTGAAACGAGCTCCAGCATACCTGCCTATTAATACCCATTGTTTTTCTTCACACCAAGGGCCGTCAAATTTAGATTTATCCTTATAACAATCAGGCCCCATTTTTACCACATAACCAACAACGGTAGATAACCTTTGTTGATCGACTGTAGATTGTACTAGCTGTATGCCACCATCTGTTACGCCTTTGCCAGCGTAAGGTAATATTAAGATACGCCAACCAGTAGGTTGTGGCATACGTTCTAAAATTGACTTTTCTATAAGTGTTGGATCTAAAACCCGAGCTTCTTCTTTTACGTAGGGTATCTTAGTTTCTTCTTTTGGTGGGTTTTGTTCAGCTTCTAATTCTTTTGCTATGTGTTCAGGTACCTGTATCTTGGATGTCATCTTGTAAGTTTTTCCCTAGCAGTTCTCTAAATATATTTTCTGCATCAGCGAGAGAACTGTAACGCCCACGCAAAAACTCGTATTGAGAAAAATCACTACAGCCAGATAACATGGCATCCTTAGTGTCTTCTCTTCTGGCTGCTATTTCTTTTAGAAATTTTTTAGCCAGCCAAACTGAATCCATTAATATACACCAGAAAACTTACCACCAAACTCAGCNATACCCATACCTCTGGATTTACCTTTACCCATACCAGGCTTAGGTGTTGTATTGGTATCAAAAGTTCCTTGGTTAGTTTTTAGCGATACGCTTCCTTTGTTACTGTAAGGATTTTTGTTTTTCATTACAGTAGGTGTTTTTTGTTGATTTATTTCTGTTCGTTTAACCATG